TCCAGATGATCCCCTACATGGACATAGACACAACTCATCATTCCCGGAACAACCAGATGCGCCAGCATTTAGGTCTAAACTAGTCGCGTTAACACAGTCATAGTAATCTCTATCAACAACTATGCTTTTCTGGGTAGCCCCTCTTATTTTTCTATTGAATTCAACTCTAGTATTTTTCATTAACATCTCCCATCATGATCATTCTCCGCAGAGAACAGATATACTACATTGTCTGCCTCTCCAGAAAGTCCACCGGATATGTCTTGTGATTTTGATGGTGCATTTGTTAGTATACATGACCTTATATCTATGTCATCACGTTCAATTGGAATATACTCTCCTACCAAATTCTGATACGAAATGTCCAACGTAGATCCACAGAATGTTGTTGGTAGATTTTCTGTACCGACAATTTGATTGAGTAACCCAACAACTCGATTACATGGAGTACCTTCTAGATCTGGTCCCGTGTACACATCAGATTTTTCTTCGCTCTCTTCTTCGCTCTCTTCATTTGGTAAACTTAATCTAATAGCATCACTGACAATGGTAGACAACCCCTCCTTAACTAATCCCCTCATGGATACAATTGAACCCATGTATGTTTGTGGTAGTGGTGTTGATTCATCAGTAACACCCACAGTCATTCCACCAATAGGCATCAATCCAAATTCTTGTGGGTAGCTATATCCCTTTATGTTTATTCCAGCATTTGTGAATGCTTTGTTGTTTAGTAATTCATTGGTATTGTATGCAGTAAACATGCCACGCTGACCATTGGTTACTGGTATAACAAATAATTCTTGTTCTTGATTTATCTTGTATCCCTGACCAGAAGAATTATTTGCAGATAGTCCAAACTGAAAAGTTATACCTGTCAATCCATGACCATTGATGAATACACTATGTGGTCCTCCTGTTGATGGATTAATGTCTATTGCAGATAGATATTCAAAATATGTCTTATCTTCATGAACTGTTCCACTCAATCCGGGAATGAAATCTGTGGCAGATACACCCTTAACAACAAGTTCCTTTGGCCAAACTTCAACTTCAAGAAATGAATACCTAAAGAAATTATCAATGGTTGCTCCAGATAATCCATATGGAATGTAATCTTTATCCGGATCATTTTGTGCAGTAAAACCAACCAACATTGCATAAAATTCACCACCAGCGTTGTCCTGCCCAGAACAACATACACTATATCGATACCTATTCCACTGTTCTTTGAGATCTGCAAGAACACTGTATGCGTGTTTACCTTTCCTGCATGGTTTTCGTATATCGTTTACTACTTCATATATACCCACAGTTCCGTTCTCGGAGTTAGAGTATAGGGGTAAATCTGTCATATCAAACATTGTTTGCCACATATACTTTTCATTTCGGGCACTGCAATAATCATCATTGTCTGTGGGAAATGGTTTATTTAGATATCGCTGATCAAAATATCCATAAATTACATCATCAATTGAAGAGAACCGTGGATTTGAGAGTAATTGTTGATTGGTGATTGGTCCTTCACCAGAAAATCCAGAAGAAGCAGTGGTTCTATTTGGGCTTATGGGCGACCCACCAAACAGCGGTCCAATATGTTCACCAGTTTCCTGATCGAAGAAATCTGTCATGTATTCATAAGTCAGATCTCGTTTTACCAAGTGTGTCGCAAGACTCATTGCATCATGATAATATGCATTCACACCACCAAGTTTATTTAATGTTTCTATTGGATTTGCACTTAGACCAGATTCATTTTCAGCAGCCGCAAATGCCCTATTAATTCCTTGGAATCCCTCACGTCCTCCTTCTTCTTCACCACCACCCTCAGTACCACCAGAACCCTCACCTTCTCCAGATTCATCATCAGTGGTTTCGTCTGGAAATTCTGGCTCACAATCTGCAAATACATTATTATAAATGCCTAACCAATTTGGTTCAATTAGTGTGTAATGACATCCAAAAGCACCCGAACTCTGTAGATCTAGTAGATCGCCTGTCGTTTCTATTTTAAATTGATTTATTCGTTTATATACAGTCTCGTCATTACTTAGTGAGTACGTATGAAAACCATTTCCCTCAGTACCCTCCTTTAAATTGTTAAAGAAACCGAATGATCCGCATATAGGTTTAAAGTGCCATTGTCCATGAGGAAGTGACTGATAGAAAACATATGAAGGATTTAAATCTTCTGGAACACCACGTTCAACTATATCTCCCTCTTCACCAAACTCCATACCAATAACAGGAACAGCACAATCAGCAACACTGTTGATTAGTTGCATCAAACTTCCTGATTGCTTTTCTTTACCCCACGGATATAGTGACTGAATATCTTTAAGCCATAATCCATTATATGTTGGAGTAATTTCCAGTGGAACCTGTGCAGTAACATGTTCCGCTTCTGGTCTTAAATATAAATCACCTAATCGAGAAACTAATTCATCAATTCTTCCCACATAGTCTTCACCTAAAAAGTCAATACTCTCATATTCTAGACTGGTTGATTCATATGAGGCAAAATCTACTCGATAACTTATGGATTGTGATGTGGCATTATTTTTTATGACTCCCGGTCCCAAATCAGCAACATATCCAACATTGTAGATGAAAAAAACCAAATTAGTTACTGCATGAACATTATCGAGGTCATCAACAGTGCTAAAACTAAAGCGTATAAATGACCCCTGTTTCAGTACAGACGCTAACGATCCAACATCGGGATTTGGGTCATTTAGTACGACTCTACCACTCAAACCTTTATCAAATAACCCCTCAGAAAACGTGAGTGCGCCAAGTGTTTCTATTTCGTTGCCGTCTCCTAAACTTATTGAAGTGAAATCTTCTTGAAATTCACCTCTAAGAGCTAATTCACTTATTACAATATTATTCCTACTACCCATTATATTCTTTCTTTATTTGTTCTACCACATCACCAACTCGGCTTTTATGAAGGAAATTAACATATCTTTTGTTTTCATTTTGGTCTGTAAGTACATCTTTTAGATATTTACTGTGTAATCTGACATCAACTTGAAATGCAACATTATCAACGCCAGTTGCTCCACTTGCTGATAAAATATATGCATCCAATAATGAACAAGTACCATTAGTATTTCCTGCACTATAGTTCGGAACATATGATGCAGATTCATACGACTGACTGATATTTTTTAAATATGGATTTAAATATGTCGATACAACTTGACCCCTAAAGAAAAATTGTCGTATAGATTGTGTATACTTTGTTATGGCTTTCATTCTAAATGTTCTATATGTACCATCTGTTTCTTGTGTTGGTGTATAGTTTGGATCATCATCAAATGAACTTGCGTTTGCATACTGTATTCCAAGAACATCATCTTGAAATGTTCCATTTGGATCTATTCTAAAAAGTTTAAATGTGTTTCCTTCCTTGAATAGCTGATTTTCGCTTATTGGTGAAACAGTGCCAAGTTGAAACACCCGTACCCATATTTTGCGAAGTAATGGATCCCAGTCCTCAACTATACCAAATGACGGATAACATGATATATCATCAATACAGGACTCACCTTCTGCTGCCAATAATTCCTCTGTTCGTATTACCACATCCCCCCGCTCAGGTTCTCTTTCTGGAGTTTCTAGTATATGAAACGAATATCCCTTATATGTGTCATTAAGCAATTCTGTAAAATCAATTTCGTTGATTGGCCAATCATTTTTATTTAATGTATTGTTCAATAACAAGTTTATATAAAAAAGCGAACTGTCATCATATAATGTATCTGCACTTCTATCGGGAGTTTGGTTATTATCAAGCCTACTATAATCTAGAGCATCTGTGCTTATGGTAGGTCTTGAAAATATATTTTTCATAGTTCGAACATTGGGACTGCTGTCAGAACCAAAATTATATTCTATGTTGTTGATATAATTAAAATACATGAGGTAGGCCCTTAACCTGATATTGCCGCAAAGAATTCTGAGCGACTTAGTATTGCGTTGTTCTCGTAGTTCATTGCATTCTCTAGTTCTACGAAGTTTAATGATAGGTAGTATGAATATGGAATTACCAATCCATTTCTATCACGTAAATATGCCTGATTATCGGCGGAATGGTACACTTGCATTAAGACACATGGTTTGGGTGCGCCTAACCAGAAATTTGTATTTTGTTCCCAATTATCTCCAAAGTGACCAACTGCCTGTATTGTCCATATGTTTGGAGGACGCATTCGAGTTATCTGTGATAATGTTCCTTCGTTTGCAAATGATCCAACAACAGGCATTGAATATAATTCAAATGCGTTTCCTATATTGCTCGCAGTTGCACTATTTGCATTGAATGCGGTTGATCGTAATGTCCAGTTGAAGTTATACTTTCTTTTACTTGATCCAAGATAGGCAGCTTCTGTTGTTAGTAATTCAATTCTACCCAAAGATGAATTGATATGACCAAAATAATCTTCTTGGAATGTTTTACCTAATTCTGCTAATCTATTGTATGATTGTTGTGCTAAATCTACGGCACTACCACCACTCAGATTATCCAGTCCTTCCTCCGCAGTACTTAGTGCCTGTAAAAGGTTTTCACTCATAGTCGAATCTTCAGAATATCTGTGAGAAGTTCCTCGACTAAATTTCTGGACACCGGGAAGAACAAATTGTGCTAAGGGTGCCGGCAAATCTGCTCGACCCCGAGAAGTTCTTTGAAATTCATAACATCTAAAAACAAGATAGTATGGTGCCTCTGATGCTCCGTTCGAATATCCCCATTCCCATGTCCGTGTCATCTTATATCCTTTATTTCTATTAAACCTTTATATATATTACAGAAATGGCGTATAAATCAAGATACCAGCCAGAAAATCCTGACAAATATGTTGGTAACACAAACAACATAATCTGTCGCTCTACATGGGAAAGAAAAATGTGCAAATATCTGGATGGTAACCAAAATGTGTTGCGGTGGGCAAGCGAAGAAATGTATATTCCATATATTTCACCTATCGACAATAAACCTCACAAATATTATCCTGATTTTTTAGCAGAAATAAAAGACAGATCTGGAAAGAAACAAACGTATTTGATTGAGGTGAAGCCAGACAAGCAAACAAAACCACCTACTGCAAAAAAAAGAAAAACCAAAACGTATAATATGAATATGAAAACATATGTTATTAATGAGGCAAAGTGGAAAGCAGCAGAAAAGTTCTGTTCTAGTAATAATTGGCAGTTCAAAGTATTAACAGAAAAACATCTATTTAAGGACGGAAAATGGGGCTAAAAGGAACAAACGTAGATACTCTACGAAGACAAATATACAATAATGGGTTTGTTAGACACAATCGTTACGAGATCTCGTATTTTCCTAATGTTGGTAATGTGCCATCAAAAACTGGTGTTGCTGCATTCGCTGTAAAAATACCCGGTTGGGATACCACGACAACTACAGAAACAAACGTATTTTCAACATCAATTCAAAATGAGGACTGGGGAAGTCCAAAAATTATGCCTATTCGTAAACACTGGAACCAATCCTTGTTTGTTACGTTCTATATGGATAATGGAATAGGTGTGTTTGAGGATATGGAACTATGGCATGATGCAGTTGTTCAGGGTGGGGGCCCGTTACCATTCTACAACGAAAATATTTTCGATTCAAAAATGAGTGTTCTGTTAGGAGAAAACTCAAATAGAAAGCAGTGGGACTTTTATGAGTGTTGGCCACGAGTTCTATACCCAATAGATCTCAAACCAGTTGAGGATTTTTCTCCTGTGATTTTTAGTATTCAATTTGTTTATCGTTATTCTGAATATAATTCAATAGTTACCAGTGAAGGGAACTAGTATGATACTTGATTTGCCTGTTTATGAAACAACATTACCTGTAGAAAAAACTAATGTAGAGTTCTCTCCATTAGTTGTCAAAGAAGAAAAAAATATAGCTATTGCAAAAGAAGCCGGTTCTAAGTCAGATTCTTACGGCACATTTTTAAAAATATTAGCCAAAAAGTTTAATCTGAACCCAAAAAAATTATCAGAACCAGATCTAATTCATTGCATAATTGAACTTAGAAAAAAATCAATTAGTGATGAAGTAACAGTAAATTTTAAATGTCCACATACAGGTGCACCAATAAAGATAAAAATTAATTGCAATGATATTGAATTAAAAGGTACATCTAGATCAACCAAAATACAAACTGATGATTATAATATTGAACTATGTCTACCAACATTTAAAAGTAGTACTTCTTCACTAATCCATAGTATAGAAACACGAACACAAACAATTAAATTTGAAACCATACCAGAAGAAAAAAGAAACGAAATATTAGAATCATTGCCCGTTATGCTAAAAAATGAAATAGAAAAGGCATCATCTGAGATTTTTCATTATTCATATGATCTTAAATATTCTTCTGATTCCGATTATACAATTCCCATAAGGAGCGCGGAAGATTTTTTTACCTTATGTTTTGCAATGTAGATACTGTTAGTTTTTACTACTTAAACTTCCAGATGATGCATCTATATGGATACAGTTTATCTGAGTTGGAAAACATGATACCATGGGAAAGAATGATCTATACAACAATGCTTAACGCGCATATCCAAGATGAGAATCTAAAAATTCAACAAAAAATAGCCAGTAAGGATCGAGCATGACAGAAGAAATTGATATACAACGATTATCACAAGAGCAGATAATGCAAACACCATCTATGACAGATTTGCAACCCACACGATCTATTTCAATAAGTGATGTGGAATTGAATTCATCACAGCAAACTATGGGCATAGAAGAACAGAACGAGTCGCCAGATTATAGTTCGGAACCTGTTGAGAAGGTTATAATAAAAGATAATACAACAAACAATCAACTTAATCAAACATGGGAAGATCAAAAAGCATTAGGGCTGCAACCATCACCATCACCCGATAGTATATCCAAGATACCAGAATATCAAGATACTCCTACTAGATCAGTAATTGCAACTGCACCTGAAGATTTTGATGCGGACAAGTTTCCGACTAATGTGGGTGGGGCAAGAATACCCGGCTCTACATCATTAAAAAGACATAGAGCCGGGATTAGTTCTCACTCCATAGGTGGAGATTTTAGAGGAGGTCAACTTGCTTAATTACTCTTGCGAAAGTTTAGCAAAGTAATCCATGGCATCAGTCTCTGGACTAACCTCTGGGGTAGATGCAGGAGTCTCCGTCTGATCCATTGAGACGCTCTCTACGGTGTTCGTAGATACATCAGTGAATCGGATGTCGTCCCCAACAACAGTACTGAGACGCTCCTTCAGCTCGTCGTAGGACTTGAAGTTAGAAGGATCAGTAAACGGCTTAAGGGGATACTGCTTCTTCCAGAGTTCTTCGAGCTGCGTGTCGTCCCCACCGAACAGTTCCGACAGCGAATCGAACTCGGACTTGTCATAGTTGATGAACCCAGCGACCTTGCGGACCTTCAACTTAAAGTTTGCACCGTGCCAGAAGTCAAACGGATTGATCTTCTCTTCGTCTGCAAACTCAGGTTCCATGGCTTCCTGAATCTTATCGAAGATTCGCTTACCATACTTGTAGAGGAACACCTTACCTTCATTCTGGGGATTGGCTGGATCGCTGATCACAAGAATGTTCGAGATGTATTGGAGCTTACGCTTACGGGCACGCGCAATATCCTTATCACTATCCTGGCCGCTG